TATAGATGTATGACATGTGGAGCAGACATGGAACAACATGTAAATGGTAAGATAAGTTATATACCTACACTGTCACCAAGATCAAAACTATCAGACATACAAGGATATTTCGATGGCGAAGAAAGCTAAAGGTTTATATTCAAAAGTTGCACACGAACCAGTGTTTCACAAAACAAGTATAGGTAGAAATCCTAGCCTATGCAAAATGAACAAATCGAAGCGACGTATGTATAAAAAATATCGTGGCCAGGGCAGATAAGGGTTGACATTATTTTCTGGGATATTATATTACATTTAGAAAGTGAGAAAATAAATATGAAAAAAACAAAGAAAAAAGACGAAAAAATGTACAAATTTATGAACAAATATTTGGATAAATTTGACAGACTAATAGTACAAGCACAAAAAGAAAAAGACAAAGAAGATTTTGACTTTAGTATTCATGCTTTGACAGCTACTATCATGAGACATATAGTTATGAATAATGTCATGTACTATAATACTACTGACAAGATCAGAGAAACTATGCAACAGCTTCTTGATGATGAAGTTAATCATAGATATATTGAAGCTAAAGAAGAGCGTGAAAGGGCTCGACTTAACTAATGAAAGATAAAATAATAACATTGAAAACTAAAAACATTACGCAAAAACAATGGGTAAACTTATTGTTAGAGTTAAACTTGATGAAGAAAGCCTGGAAGCCGTATGGTGTTGACATCACGATACAGGCACCAGGGATCAAGAAAACAATACTATGGGGGACAAAAATTGGTGGACAAATATCAGAGCAGGATAGATAAAGCTGCAAACGATTACAATCGTACCAAAGATGAGAAATATAAAAAACTTTGGTATGAATTAGTCAGAAAGGTAGATAGTGGAAATTATTATTCTATCAGACGGAGTATATCATCTGATTCCAGTGACAAAGGAATTAATAGGGGATATGGTCCTGGTACAAGAAACTGATTTATTTGAATTGTGTGATATACTACGTTTAAAATTAACAACGTATATAGAAGCACCATTTAATACACACGTAATGAAAGATGGCAGTGGAAATTTTATTGGCTGTATTAGTAAGTAGTCTACCAATATTACTTGCTGTTGTTATGTTGTGGATATGGAATAAAGAGAATTGATTCCGGTGAGTAGGCGTCGATACAAAAGCTTCGCGCTAAGTCACTCACGTTAGCTATGACCCGAGAGGGTAGCGACCAAAGCCGGCCGGTGTACAGTACAGTGCACACAGATCTGTACACCGCGTTATGGATTATGAATCCATACCAGGTTGTGGTGTGCAGTAAAATTTAATATACATATTGTATTTGTTGACTTCTTCTCTACCAATTTCTTTCATTTTTTTAAGAGATTCTTCGTAACCAAACATCAAACAATCATATTGTGTACGGAACGTATCTGGCCATTTAAATGGGGGCATACAAGTACCTGCTACTTGCGAACATATTAGTATTGTTAAAATAAATTTCATTGACACCTATTGTATATTGTGAGATAAATCCCATATAAACTTTTAATTAAGAAAGGAGTATATCAGCATATGACTGACATAACAAAATATAAAAATGTGTCGTTGTCACATAAGACGTATGATCTTTTAGATCAGCTTCGCAAGAAGATGGTGGCAAACACAGTGTTAAGTAGATCACAGACAATAACTGTACTAGTAAATGAGAAAGCGAGTAAATTAAATGGCCGACTCAAAAAAGAAAGATAAGATAATCTGTCCTACCTGTAAAGGTAATGGGTATATAAGAATCCCATACAGATTAGCGAAAGAAGAAGTTACTGCGCAATGTGGTGTATGTGACTCGGAAGGAGAAATATATCCAGATGAAGTTGATAATATTATTGTTGATTCTGACGGCATTCACCGGTTGCAGTAGTTACAAGTATGATGGTTTTGATCCTACCACAGCTACGGTTAGATGGATCATTAAGGGGGTAAATAATGGACAGCGATAAAGATAAAATAGAATATCTTACGAATCAGAATGAACTTCTTAAAAAGAAACTCAGACAATTGTCTGATAAGTATAAAATCATGGAAGATGAGTTTGACAGATTATTAGAAGAAAATAATAACTTCAGACTCATTCGTAATAACGGAAAGATATTATGAAATCAGAAGCAGATATAGCATACATTGCCGGACTCTTTGATGGAGAAGGCAGTGTGTATTTTGCACGAAGACCCGAAAAGAAAAAGAAGCACAATGGCAAAGGTTATCGAATAGCCAATGCACAACGTATTAGTATGGAGATTACCATGACTGATAGGTCTGTTCTTGAATGGGTGCATGAAGTATTAGGTGTTGGAACTTTAGTCAAGAAACCTAGAAAAGGTTTTAGAAAAGACGGCACAAAATACTTGATGCAGTGGAAATGGAGATGTACTTTCAGAGACGCGTATTACGTGTGTATGTTACTATTTCCCTACGCCCACACTAAACTAGAAAAAATACAATTGATTATAGATCATTACTCGAATCAGAAATTAAAACTTTTAAATGATAAAGTTGTGAGTCTAGAGGAGTACAGAAACAATGTTCGATAAATATATTTATAGTGCTTTGCATTTTATTATGAAATGGGCCGGTAAATTAAATACCTGGGCATGGCGTGAACATGTAAAAATTTTACGAAAGAAACGTAAATGACAGTTGCGTTAGGTTGGGGTATGTTTTTTTATGGTATGGGCTGTATATGTATAGCTGCAATCATTATTTATTTTGTAATAAATCGTAATGGAAAGTAAAAATAAAATACTACTTATTCACGCTAAGTGGTTGAAAGATAACGGTTATTTTGAGCAAGCGAAAGAGTGTGAATGGCATGCAAAAAACTATAACCCGTTTGAAGATGTAAGACAAATTAGATGGGGAAATAAAAAATATGAAATGGAATCAAAAGTTTAAATATCCACCGTGTACGAGATCATTAGTTGATGGCAAACGTCACTATGGAATTGGTGAAGAAAAATTACCATCGGTAACTACTATACTACAAGCGACTCAGTCGGAAGAGAAACGTAAGAGTCTTGCGAATTGGAAAGCGAGAATGGGTACACAGTACGCGGACCGGATAAGAGATTTATCAGCGATGCGTGGAACTAGTATGCATACATACTTGGAAGGGTACATCAAGGGTGAAAGGCACTTAGACCTTACAGCCTTGGGTCAGGAAGCAGGGCGCATGGCTGATGTGGTTATTCGATCAGGGCTCGGGGACCTGGAAGAGGTGTGGGGTACAGAGGTTACACTATACTACCCTGGGTTGTATGCAGGTCAGACAGATGTTGTAGGAATTTATAACGGACGCGAAAGTATAATAGACTTCAAGCAAACAAACAAGCCGAAACAAAGAGAATGGATTGATGACTACTTCACCCAGCTAGGAGCTTATGCTATGGCCCATAACTACGTGCACGGCACAGCAATACAGTCTGGAATCATTCTAATGTGTTCTAAAGACGGATTCTTTCAGAAGTTTGAAGTGTCTGACAATGAATTTAGAGGCTACCAACACACATTCTTGAAGAAAGTTGATCAATATTATGCAAATTGTACCAAGAATGAAAATGGTCAGGATACAAAAAATGATCAAAAAGTATAGAGAATTCCAGTATAATTTAGCCATTCGTACTATTGTATACACTTTTCTGTATAAAAATAAAAAAAATTTTTTTATTTTTTTTAAACCCTGGTACAATTGGTACAAATCAAAAAAGATAGTAATACCAATGCTTATTCGTTCATTTTTGTACCATAGACCCTTGGTACAACGTGGTACAATTGGTACAATTGTTAAAAAAGCTAGTAATACCAACGAAATAAGGGGTCGCGCGCATGTTTTTTATTTTTATTTTATAAATTATAAAACCTGGGGTATACAGAACTCATGAGAAGACTGAAGAAATCCAAATACCGTCATGTGATAATTAAGAAAAAGAAATATTATTTCTATTCTATTACATGGGTCGACATCACGGGTGATTCAGGCCATAGTACAGCTGAAGACTTCATGAAGTTTAAACCTAGTATCATGGTGACACAAGCTTATCTGTTTAGCAAAGATAAAAAATATATTAGAACGTTTGCATCATACGAAGAAGGTGACGAATTATTTTCAGATCGTAATATATTTCCAAGAGGATGTATATTGAAGATGGAGAAAATTAAGATTTAATTTTTTTAATTATTAATCTGTTCTTGACTATGTTCATTAGTCTATCGTTCTTGCTCTTAGCTTCTTCTGGAGATACTTTAGCGTTCATATTGAGTCTTCTCTCTATGAATCTACCGTCAGCTTTCATAATCAATTCATGAGCTCTGATTGCATCTGAATACTTGCCTTTCTTTCTTGCGTCATCTCTTATCTGTCCTAGTGTAGCCTTCTGTCCAGGTAGGTCCTGTTCATACTTTGAGTGCAATTCATTCTTTAGCTCATCGTGATAAGCTACTACCAGCGGGTATCTGTCTACGTTCATGAGTCTACTCCCATAGTCTTTTGGATCAGCATATCCTGCTAGCTTAGCTGCCTCTGTTTGACTGCATGGATAGCCGTCATGGCCATATACTAGGAACATTACAAACTTCTCTTGTTGAGCTGTCAATCTTTTTGGTACAGACATAATACTTGTAATATATCCCATAATTTGTATATATCAATATAGAAATATGATAGACGGAAAGACATTCAGACAAGGTTTCGACAAGTTTATGAAAGCTGAAGTTACCAAGAACGCTAGGATGCAAGTGCAATTACCTAACGGAGAATTTTATGACATCGTTGGAATAAAACTTCTTGAAAATAAAATAATTGGTAGTAAAGACACTCATAGACTGGTTTTATCTTGCCAAAAACCTACAGAAATTATGGGTAATCCTATTAAAGTTTTGTAAGTAGGCTGGACTGAATTATGCCTAAAAAAACTATAGGATTAGAACGTGATTTATATAAAAAACTTAAGAGAGAAATTAAGAGTATATCGTGGATTAGACTTGAAAACAGGGTCTTACTTGGCACTCCTGATGTATTGGGTTACTCTGCTTTGGGGAACTTTTTTACACTGGAGTTAAAGCGAACTAAGTCCAGCAAAGTCCAGCTATCCCCGCACCAAGTTTCATTCCACGTGAAACACCCGAAGAATACCTATGTGCTTGTTGCTTGTGACCCTAAGCTTGGGAGTTATCGCTTGTACCCTGGTTCTGGGATCCTTGCGCTTGAGAATTTTGGCTTGAAGCTTGAGCCCTTGGCTTGTGGCTGGTCTGCTTGTCAGTTGTTGCTTGAGAGCTTGTGATCTTGCGACCCTGCTTCCTGAGCTCTGCATAATATTTTGGGTGATGCCATGTCATATTAATGTTTACCGTAACACACGTTTGGTGTGGACCTGTCCCAGCACTGTCTGCAGCTGCCGCAGCTGTTTCCCTGTTCAGGGGCCGGGCAGGATCTGCCTTCACCGCTGGTGACTGTCGACGTCCATGGCCAGAATTTAACTGGTCCCTGGTCAATCATGTGTGAGCTCATTCTAATAATTAAGTTAGCCGGAATTGTGGCAGGGTCCAGCTGCTTCAGGAACTGAGCCTCGCGCGTTGGCATCCAGTGTCTGGTCTTGCTTGTACGCTTGCACACTTCGAATATATTCTCTAAGTGCTTCATACTCTGGATGTCTCCGGAGTCATGCCACCTGAACCAGTCCTGGCCCTTGATGAGCTGGACCATGGCGTCGACCCATTGCGGGTGCTCAAGCGCCTTGAGTCTGCGTTGCAACGCCTGCTGTACATTGTTAAATCGATATCTCCCCTTCAGGGCATAGCAGCCAGCGCAAACGCTGCCTGGGATCTGGGCCAGCTTAGCGCCAGTCTTGCACGCCACGGCCGGCAGGTTGTGAGCTGGACCGGGCATCTTCGACGGCTTACTCAGGCCGCCTGTTATTTCTTTTGCTTCTTTTTTTAACATAAATTATTCCTTTCTAAATCTTATAATATCCCAGAGCTTGGGACCTGTCAAGCTTGCGGCTTGTGGCTTGAGCTCTAACTTATTAATAGTAATAGCTGGCCCCCGGTAGGTCTCACCCGGGGTTATACCTAACGCGTGCCGCGCATAGCGTCCAAGACCAATTGGCCAGCAGGGACTAGTCAAGTAGTGTCATATATGCAGCTGCATTCATTCTACTAAATTTGTCTAAACCTTTACGAACTGTTTCGTAGTCCTGGTCCTGTTCTGCATGTTTAATTAAATGGTAGAGCGCAAACTCTTCTTCATTCAACATAGCGGATTGACCAGAATAAGGATTAGTTGTTTTAATAGTCCTATTGTCTTTTGTCATACGTCCTCGCTTTCTAAATACATCCTACAATATCCCAGGATCCTTGTCAACTAAAAAATTTTAAATTATTCAGGGCGGGCCCACCCGCTTGAAGCTTGTGGCCCAGTCTCCAAGATTGAGGCCGGCGTGCTTTGTTTTAATAACCGCGGTAACAGGCCTAACAGAGTATCCCCTGCTTGAAGACTGGATATGGCGCCAGTCTTTACGCTGTCCGGAATTAGTACACCCTGTAAAGACTGACATGTGCTTGGGCGCTGGTACGCAGGCGAGTTCCGTCCGAAATCACCCTCGCGGTAGGTATTACCGGAACCAGCAACGCCCGTGCTCGCGACCTGAGTTATAGTGGTTTTATCTCCCACACCTATCGCGCCCAAAGTTTTCAGGGCCCTTCATGGTGCTCACCAAGGGCCCTGAAATTTTTTACCAAGAACAGTCGTATCCGATAGATTTACCAGCTTTTAATTGTTCCTTGCACCATTTGATAAA